CAAGTAGGGGGTACTCACTACAAAGATTGTAAGATACAACCTGTAGAATATATCCATGCTAACGACCTTACCTTCCTCGAAGGGAATGTTATTAAGTATATCACACGTCATAAAACAAAGGGTGGTGAAGCTGACATACGTAAAGTAATTCACTACGCACAGATGATACTACAAATGGAATACAATAAAGGAGACTAACTACATGCCTCAGATGACCCACCTTGGCATCAACATCAACCCCGCACAAGATCACTTGTTCGACGAGCTTGGTATTGCTAGGCTTAAGGAATCTTACATGATGGATACTGAGTTGTCTCCTCAAGAGAGATTTGCTTTTGTATCTAAAACATTTTCTACTAATAACGATCACGCCCAAAGACTTTATGACTATGCCTCTAAGCATTGGCTGTCTTACTCTACTCCTATACTATCTTATGGTAGGTCCAAGCGTGGGCTACCCATCTCGTGTTACCTTAACTACATTGATGACACCGCTGAAGGATTAGTAAACAATCTATCAGAGACTAACTGGCTGTCCATGTATGGTGGTGGTGTAGGTATTGGCTTTGGTATTCGTTCTGCTGATGACAAGTCTACGGGTATGATGCCTCATCTAAAGATGTATGATGCCTCTAGCCTAGCCTACCGTCAGGGACGTACACGTAGGGGAAGCTACGCTGCCTACCTAAACATTGATCACCCTGATATACTATTGTTCTTGGAGATGCGTAAGCCTACTGGTGATCAAAACTTTAGATGCTTGAACCTCCATCATGGTATTAATATTAGCAATAAGTTTATGCAGCTTATTGAAGATTCTATGACTGATCCTAATATAGATGATAGCTGGCATCTACGTGATCCACATACAAAAGAAATTAAAGATACTGTATCAGCAAGAGATATGTGGCAGCGTATCTTGGAGATGCGTATGCAAACAGGCGAGCCATATCTACACTTCATTGATACATCTAATGAGAAGATGCCGGTATGGTTGAAGCAGCTTGGCTTAGAGATTAATCAGTCTAATTTATGCTCAGAGATTATACTACCAACTAATAAAGAGCGTACTGCTGTATGCTGCTTGTCTTCTCTTAACTTAGAATACTTTGATGAGTGGTCTAAGGATAAGGGCTTTCTTAAAGATGTGCTGGAGATGTTAGATAATACTCTGAGTAAGTTTATTGGGGATGCTCCTGATAGTATTAGCCGTGCTAAATATTCAGCAATGCGTGAACGTAGTGTAGGTGTAGGTGCCTTGGGTTTTCATGCTTACCTACAGAAGAAGGGTATGCCTTTTGAATCTGCCGTGGCTAAGTCTGCTAACATGAGAATGTTTAGACACATTAGATCAGGTCTTGACTCAGCTAACCTTGAGCTTGGACGTGAGAGAGGTGAAGCTCCTGACGCTGAAGGTACAGGACTAAGGTGTAGTCATGTCATGGCTATTGCACCCAATGCTTCTTCCTCTATTATTATGGGCAATACTTCTCCATCTATTGAACCGTGGAGAGCTAACGCCTACAGACAGGATACCTTGAGTGGTTCTTTCTTAAATAAAAACAAGTTCTTAGATAAGCTTATTAAAGACAAGTGTGAAAAGAATACTAACTTAAACTATGATCGTATCTGGTCATCAATCATTGCTAATGATGGTTCAGTGCAGCACCTACGCTGCTTGAACGACCAAGAGAAAGAGATATACAAGACTTCTATGGAGATTGATCAGCGGTGGGTGATTGAACATGCTGCTGATAGACAGGAGTATATTGATCAGTCTCAGTCACTCAATGTTTTCTTTAGGCCAGATGCAAACATCACCTACCTACATGCTGTACACTTCATGGCATGGAAGAAGGGGGTCAAGACTATGTACTACTGCCGCTCTGAAAAGATTGGTAAGGCTGACAAGGTATCCCGTAAGATTGAACGGGAGATTATACAGGAGATTGATATGGAAGCACTTGCTTCTGGTGAGGAATGCTTGGCCTGTGAGGGTTAGCATGATATACAAGTGGTACTGTCACCTAAGATCAAGAGGATATGGAATTTTAACTAGCATCTCCTGTGCTATGTGGAACAGTCGCTATCCTTTTGATCACGAAGACGACATACCAAGGCAGTGGAAAGACAACAGAGGAAAGAGACCATACTATGACCAGTAAACTAAAGCTTCAAGATAGACGTGACTACTTCAAACCGTTCCACTACCCGTGGGCATATGACCTGTGGTTGAAACATGAACAGTCTCACTGGCTGCACACTGAAGTACCCATGATGGAAGACATTAAAGACTGGAAGAATACCCTCTCTACTGAAGAGAAGTATTTCTTAACTAATATCTTTAGGTTCTTTACTCAGTCTGACATTGATGTAGCTGGTGGGTACATTGATAACTACCTACCTAACTTCCCACAGCCTGAAGTACGCATGATGTTGTCAGGCTTTGCTGCTAGAGAAGCACTACACATTGCAGCCTACTCACACTTGATTGAGTCACTGGGTATGCCTGACTCTACATACAATGAGTTCTTGGAGTACGATGCCATGCGTGAGAAGCATGAGTACTTCATGGCTAATGTAAACAGTAAGAAAATATCTTTGCCTATTAAGATTGCTGCTATCTCTGCCTTCACTGAGGGACTGGCACTGTTCTCTAGCTTCATCATGCTACTTAACTTTCCACGTCATGGTAAGATGAAGGGCATGGGACAGATTGTAACGTGGTCTATTGTAGATGAGACACAACATGCAGAGGGCATGATCCAACTCTTTAGAACTTACATTGAAGAGAACCGTGAGGAGTGGAACGACGAAACCAAGTCAGCTATCTATAGCATTGCAGAGACTATGGTTGAACTGGAAGATAAGTTTGTAGACCTATCCTTTAAGATGGGAAAGGTAGAAGGTCTTAGGGATACTGAGGTAAAGGAATACATTAGGTACATTGCAGACCGTAGGCTTATCTCTATGGGTATGAAGGGTATCTTCAAGGTCAAACGTAATCCTCTGCCTTGGGTAGAGACTATGATCAATGCACCTACTCATACTAACTTCTTTGAGAACCACTCCACTGACTATGCAAAGGGTGCGTTGAGTGGTAGCTGGTCAGAAGTATGGGCAGAAAGTGCTTGACAGATAAACAAATATAGTGTATAAGGATAATGATTATGGAACTTACTGCTGAAATAGCTAGAGAATTATTAACTTACAATCCTAATACTGGTAAACTCTTATGGAAAGAAAGACCCCTAAAATATTTTAACAACCCTATCCATACAAAGCGTTGGAATACTAAATATGCTAACAAAGAAACATTTACAGCCCTTGTTTATAGAAAGTCTGGTTATCCAGCTAGATTAGATGGTCGTCTGTTCAACAAAACTTATTCAGCACATCGTATAGCATGGTTAATCTATTATGGTGAGTGGCCTAAAAATCAAATAGATCATATAAATCAAGACCCTACAGATAATAGAATAGAAAATCTTAGGGATATAACTAACTCTGAAAATAGTAAAAATAGAACATTACAGAAAAATAATAAAGTTAATTTTAATGGAGTATTCTTTGATAAACAAACGAGTAGATATAGAGCGCAAATAAAAGTAGATGGCGTGAAGAAATGTTTAGGACGTTATGATACATTAAAAGAGGCAATAGCCGCTAGAAAAGTAGCAGATATTAATTACAATTTTCACCCTAATCATGGGAATTTAAAAAGGAATATAGATGAAGAAATCACCTAACACTGTATACATAGGATACGATCCTAAAGAGAATACAGCCTATGAAGTTTTAAAGTTTACCATTGAGCGGATTGCTGTAGATAATGTACGTGTTGTACCTATCCGGCGTGATGTAGTAGAGCGAATGGGTATGTACACCAGAAAGTTTGATGTAGTTGATGGACAAACTATTGATAAGATTGACGGCAAGCCCTTCTCAAGTGAGTTTAGTTTCACTCGCTTCTTGGTGCCAGCCATGAACATGTATGAAGGCTGGGCCTTGTACATGGACTCTGACATGTACCTACGTACTGACATCAATGAAATCTTTGAAGAGTATAACTCAGACTACTATCCACTGTACTGTGTTAAACATAAGTATGCACCGGGTGATGGTGTTAAAATGGATGGACGTAAGCAAGAGAACTACCGACGTAAGAATTGGTCTAGCCTTATGCTCTTTAACTGTGGTCATAAGCTCAATAAGAAGCTTACTCCTGAACTTGTAAACACACAGACAGGTGGATACCTGCACGGATTTGAGTGGTTGCCTGATAAAGATTCTGATATTGGTAGCATCCATGAAGAATGGAACTGGTTGGACAATCATTCTCCAGAAGACATGGATGCCAAGAACGTACACTTTACAACAGGTGGCCCTTGGTTTAAAGATTGGAAGTGTGGTCGGACTATTGATGGTAAGTATGCAGCCGAATGGAATGGGGATTATACATACCTAGCAGGGCGAGGTAAAGTAAAGCCAATGGATATGTATAATGAAGTATAAGTTTGTAACATGTTTCAATGAAGACTACCTACAGAAGATGTCCTCGCATCTTCTTAGGTTGATGACTACCTCATGGGAATCATCTATAGAGATTCATTGCTATTACTATGATGTAGATATTAAAAAACATTCTCTTCCTAAGGCTGACAACATCTTCTACCATAACCTAGAAGAGATGGAAGAATACAATGAGTGTATGGAAGCTAATAAAAAACACAACGGTACTGAAGGAGGGGCAGTACAGTATAATCGTTCAATAGATGCTGTTACATTCATACCTAAAGTAATGGCTCTAACTGAAGCTGCCTTTGAGAACGAGAAGTGTTGGTTGTTCTGGTTAGATGCTGACACTATTTCTAAGAAGAACATTACGGTAGATTCTCTTGATAAGATGCTACCCATTAACGAAGATAAGTGTGACATCGTTTATCTAGTAGATGATAAAGATGAGCCAGACTATTTTCTACAGGGCTTTAACCTATCACGTCAGACAGCCGTTGATATGCTTGGTGATCTACGTGGTTGCTATATCTCTAGTGAATTTCTAAACTATCGTGAGTGGTTTGATGGTTTCATCATGAGTCGCTTGATGACTATCTATACTGCACATGGTATGAGAGTGCATGAGTTAAGCTTACAGAACTCTATAGTAAATGATTTGTTTATCCATCTCAAGGGTAGTACTAACATTGCTCTTAGGGATGCTGAAGGACAGCGAGTATTTAAACTATCTAATGAAGCAACTTCTCCTGACATCTTACCTAATAGGTACAAGCAGCTTGCTGATATTATAAGAAATTACAAGCCAAAGACTATCTTGGAAACAGGTACATGGAATGGTGGACGTGCTATTGAAATGGCTCTAGCTTCTTTTGAAAACTCAGATGAGCTACACTACATTGGCTATGATCTATTTGAAGATGCCAGTATTGAAGTTGATGAAGAAGAGTTTAATGTAAAACCTCATAACACTTATGCCGCAGTCACCAAGAGACTGAATGAGTTCACTGAAGTTATGAAGAAGACTAATAAGAAGTTTACTTTTGAACTTCACAAAGGAAATGTACGCAATACTCTTACATCTCTAGCACTAGGTAAGATTGATCTTGCCATGATAGGAAGTGGTAATAGTATTAAAACTGTAGAGCATGAGTATGCCATGCTTAAACATGTTCCTATTGTAGTGATGGATCATTTCTTTACTAAGGATGACGACGACAAGACACCGCCTGAAGAATACCATGGAGTTAAAAATGTCTTTGATGCAATACCTACGAAGAAAGCTGACGCTCAAGAAACTACTGAGGATGGTTGGACTGTATTCGATGAGACCACTAATGTTAGGAAGTACGTTCTACCTTCTAGTGATAATGTCGTTGGTGGTGGGCATACTCATCTCTGTCTACTTCTCTCCGATGAATCACTACCTGACTGCCCCGATGAGTTAAAGAGAGTTCCCGTAATTGTACACCCAAGGGACTGTGTACCAAAGGAATATATTAGAGATAACATTGTCTCCAATATGAAACTTCTTAATGATAAGAAGTGGATATCCAAACATCCAATACATAAAGGTAAAGCTATTCTAGTTTCTGCTGGTCCATTTACTGACTATGCTGATATCAAAGAGTTAATGAATAAACACAAGGATATTAAAGTACTATGTGTTAAACATTCTTATCCTACTCTTTTAAAGAATGGTATTGTTCCTTGGGGTTGTATCATCCTTGATCCACGTCCTATTACTGGGGTGTCTACGCATGGTGTAGTACGTAAGGAATTATTTAAGAAGCTTAACCCTAAGACTAGGTTCATGGTAGCATCCATGACTGATCCTAGTGTCACTGAGTATCTTATTGAGAATGATTGTAATGTATGGGGATGGCATGCCTTTACTGATTCACTAAGGAGTGAGGAAGAACAGGGACAGCAGATTAAGAACCAACAAGTAAAGATCATGGATGAGCTAGGCATTCCAAAGGGTGCTACCCTAATCACAGGCGGTACGTGTGCTGCCATGAGGGGCATTGGTATGCTCCATACTCTAGGGTTTAGAGACATTCATCTCTTTGGTTTTGATTGCTGTATGGAAGAGCCTACCAAGGAGCAGATGACTGAGACTACAGGAGACTTAGAAGGTGGTGAGACACCCAGACCTAAGTACTTCCAAGTAACAGTAGACAATAATACATACTGGACTACAGGTGAGCTTCTAGCTATGGGTCAGGACTGTGAGAAAGTATTCTCCGATGAAGGTCTTGAAGGTATCTTAACTTTTCACGGCGAGAATACTATGGTATCTGATCTGTGGAAGCTCAAGGAAGCACTAGAAAAACGTCCACAATTTGAGGGATACTATGATTGATACTAATAAGTTATTGAGTAGACAGGGACCATCTAAAAGATATACTGAGCTGCTTACTGAATACCAGAGTATGCACAAAGTTAGTGACGGTATGTTCAATGGGCGTAGTCTAGTAAAGTTTATAGATATAATTAAAAATTATTTAGACAAGCATGAATGTAAAAGTCTAATTGATTATGGTTGTGGTAAGGGTCTTCTATACACAGAAGACTTTAAGAAAGTAACTCGTAGTAACGACGCACTGCAAGTACCCCTTACTAAGTACTGGGGATTGGACAAGCTTGCACTATTTGATCCGGGCCATGAAGAGCATAACAAGTTGCCAATGGGTTTGTATGATGCAGCTATTTCAACTGATGTATTGGAACATGTACCAACCAGTGATTTAGACTGGGTGATCAGGGAAATCTTTAGCTACTCTCAGAAGATGGTGTTTCTTAATATCGCATGTATGCCAGCAGTGAAGAAGTTATCTGATGGTAGTAATGCACATATTTCTGTACATAGTCCCTATGATTGGTTGCAATACATTGCTGAGATCACTGAAGACTTTACTAAACAGTACCCAGACTTTACTGTCTATGCTTTCTTTGATGTTGTAGACGAAGATGGTAAGCTAGTAACAGAGGGGTATAAGATACATAATCGTATTAATATTGTACCCCTAACTCAAATGGATAAAAACACAAACAATGTAATAGTAGGAGAAGAATAATGTCAGATATGGATGATATTAAAGATTCAATTGATAGTCTTACATCTGAGATAAGTACTCTTAACATATCTATATCACAAATAGATGCTTGTATTTCTGGAGATTGGGAAGATGCACTTGGAAGACGGGCAGGTATTAGGCCATTAGTTGAAGTAATAGAAAAATTAATTATAGCAATTGTTAGGGGTCAGAAATAATGTTAGGAATTGCAGATTCAGTTATCGGAGTAGCAGGTAAAATTCTTGATAAGTTTGTTGAGGATAAAGACCTAAAGACTAAACTCAATGCAGAGTTAAAAACACAGTTGATTTCTCTTGATCTTGCCCAAGCACAGGCAAACATTGAGCAAGCGAAACATCCCTCTCTTTTTGTAAGTGGAGCTAGACCTGCTATCATGTGGGTGTGCTGCTTTGCTCTTGGTTGGCAGTTTATCTTAGCACCTATCTCAAGTTGGGGATTAGCTATTTGGTATCCTGTTATTACCCTACCTGTATTAGATACACAGTCTCTTATGACGCTGATGTTATCTCTACTGGGTCTTGGTGGTATGCGTACTGCTGAGAAGTGGAAGGGTGTAGCCAGAGATAACATGAAAAAATAAATGGCTCTTAATGAAAAGCAGGAGAAGTTTGCTCAGTCGTATATCCTTCACAGGAATGCGACTGAAGCAGCTAAGTCAGCAGGATACTCAGCAGCGTCAGCAGCCAACCAAGGCTACAGGCTTATCAATAATGAGGAGGTTGCTGAACGAGTAAGAGAACTAGAGAATGAACTAGTAACTAATGTAGATGTTATTGAAGAGATTGAAAATCAATATACATTTGCAAGAGCCAACGGTCATACCAACAGCGCACTAAAAGCTCTTGAGTTGTTGTCTAGGATCAGGGGTAATAACTCTGACATGGATGGAGTGCTTGATGAGAAGTCTTTAGAGGATGGTATAGTACAGTGCTTAAATATCTTAGGTCCAGATAAGGTATATGCCCTGCTAAACAAGTGTGATTTCATGGAGGATGAAGAAGAAGAAGCTATAGAAGTGGTAGAAGAAGAGGAAGACACCACTGAGATAGACTGAATCAACGCTAGGTAGGGTACAAGGCCCGTACAGCAACATTAGTACCTCTAGGGTAGGACAGGTTACAAACTACCCTAGATGGCTACTCAGTGAGGCTATACGGGCCTGTTTTTTTCAGTAATCTAGGTAATTATTTGTAACTCCAAATCCAAGGTCTAGGGCTTTCTTGAGAATTTTCTAAATCATCTAGGTGTATAAATCTTTTTTCATGTGGACCTCTTTGAGCCACACCAATGCCTGTCATGCCACACTCCAATGCTAATCGTACTAATCGTAGAGCATCTTTACCTACTACTTGTACATCAACAGCTCTGCCTTTAATGTGTGCTGAGTATCTGCTTCCACCTATAGCTACGTTATGTGCGGGGTGCCTATAAGCTGAAGTAATAATCATAGGAGTGTTATATTTTTTTCTTAGTTCTTCTAGTTTCAACATGAAATTATCGTTCATGTCGCACTCTCCAGTGCCTCTACAACGAAGTTCTTTCTCTGTAAAATATTCTGAGTTGATAGACATTACTTTAACACTTTCTCCATTAAGTTATCTAGTTTAATTTCTAAACGATCAAAGCGATCCATGATCTGTTTTAAGTCTCTCTCTACATCACTTTTTAAAGCGTACTCTCTAGCCATATCTTCTCTAGTTCTACTGAGTAGCTTACGGTTGTCATCTATCTTGACGTTGACACCCCTGACCCACCATATGAAAGAGCCACAGGCTAGGCTTAGTATAGCATTCCATATCATGCTTACAGAGGCATCCATTATTCATTTCCTTTTAAAAATTTAGCTTCTTCTTCACCTACGTTTGCTTTAGATATAGGATTAAACATATCTAATAAACTATCCATAATAGACCCACCTTCAGCCATATCAACAGTATCTAAGAAACTTTCTAAGTACTCTTCAAAAGCATCAGTACCAACAATAGGAACGTCTGCTCTCCTCTCAGTACCTAGCCCACCTGTAAAGGGTGTGTTCTTTGCTAACCAGTTAGCCAAGGAACGAGGTCTTCTATCTGTAAGATTATATAAAGCTCTTATTAATTGTTCTGTTTTACCAGCTACAGGGCCAAGTGCAGTTGAGATAGGAGACTGTCCATACTTCTCACTTTCAGCAGCACTAATTAATGTATTACCAAAACCTAATAAGTTACTTTGCTGTAGTAGTTTAAACGCTAATTCTACTTCGTCTAAATCAGCCAGTGGGCTATCATCTGCATCTTCATATCTAATAGCATTCTTCATTATCTGAGTGCCATACATAGCTGATAATAATAAAGCAAATGTCAATCCATATTTAAAAGTTCCGTCAAATGTTTCAACAGGTCGTGTTATAGCAGTAGGAATATTAACACCTATCCCACCTTCTCTTTTCATATGAACTGGCATTAAAGGTTTGATTACTTCTTTATAAACTTTAGGTGCAATGGTATTACCAAAGACCATCATAAATCCTTTAAGCTGTGCTATCAAAGCGTAATGTGGATTGCTCATCCATAGGGGTCTATTCACAACATTAGGAGACATTATGATTTCATCTATTGTCTTAGCTAGTGCTTTTCTAATTATAACTGGCGGTTCACCTTCAACTCCAAATCTTTGAGTGGTTACCTCATCTGTTACAGGCTGACCTAGTAATTTAAACTGAGCTATAGCTTGCTCTTCATTTATATTGCTTTCAGCCCATGCAATAGCTTCTTGTTCTACACCAGTTAAATTTATACCTCCAACCACCTCTTGTTGTTGAAGAGCTATATCACTCTCATACTTAGCTATTTGTTTTGCAGTAGGTTTTTTACCCTTCTTACCTTTAGGATATTTAACTCCCTTTGTTGTAAATTTTCTTCCACTAAATAGATTTTTTAAACCTTGCTTATTAAGCCGAAGCCTTGCTTTATTACCTGCCGCAGTTGGCTTGTTAGTTTTAAATTCATCTGAAACAAGAAGTATATCTTCTTGAAGCTGTTGACTAACAGCCACAGAAGCCATCTGCCTACTAAATTGAGTTACCTGTGAAAGAAGGGTTGCCTTAAAGAAGGCATCAGTAATCCTTCTATTAACACTGGTGTCACCTATGTCTCTGATAACATCAGTTAAAGCTAGATCAGCAGTCTGCTGTATAGAATTAAAAGAATTTTCTAAATCACTAATAGGATGTTTAGGTTTAATACTTCTAATAGCCTTATCTAAAGATACCCTAGAAGCTTTTATAGCACCCCATATGGCATTCTTAGAGTCTACCCTGCTCAAGACTAAGATAGGCTCTGATAAAGAAACTATACCAGCAAAAGGAAGTGTCGTTAAGTAACCTGCCGTGACAAGAAATTCATTTGCTTTTCTTAATGCTGGAGTTTCTATACGTTCATTGTTACCTTGAAGTGCTTGGAATACTCTTTGAGTTTCTTTAATTTCTAACGGGCTAAGATTTAATTGATCTACCTTATCGTTAAAATCATTCTTTAATTTCTGTATCTCTGTTCTACGGGCAGCACCAATGATATATTTATTAATGATTGCTTGAGCATCGTTGTTTACTAAACCAGCTTCATCTAATTCAACCACCACTTCTGGAGGAATTGTACGTTCTTTTTCAAAACCTTTTTTAACAACTGACAGTTGATCACTTTGTTCAGGAGTATCAAATAAATTAACTGTTGCATCTGGAGTATATACTCCATCATTAGAAGTAATATTTTCTACAATTTCTTCAGCATTTAGAGCTAACGCTTTTCTAACTTTAGGATCAGTAGCTTTATTATTTTTTAATATTGATACAAACTTTCTCTTAGCCTTTGACCTTCCAAAACCTGTCATTGGAATTTTATAACTTTGAGTCAAGTAGTCTGTAATAAATTCTATCTCAACCCCGGTTTCTTCTAGGTTATCTCTTGTATCATTTAGTAATTTTCTTAGTGGACCTTCTGTGCCCTCTATGATATTACCATCTTGATCAAGATCAGCATTTTTAGCCAGCTTATTAATTATCTCTATCTGTTTTTCACCATTCTTGCCTTTATACTTATCCATATTTAAAGACTGACCACGTAATATTCTAGCTATTCCTTCATTTATATTTTTTTCAATTGATCTTGTGAAAGGAAGTTTATATTCTTTAGCTTGTTCTTGTACTACCACATTAAACTCATCAGCACTTTTTTTAAGACCTTCTCCTGCCAAGACACTAACATTATTAAAGTAATTACCTAAACCATTAAACAGTTTAGCAGTTAATGGGTTTGTGCTTGCAGCTTCTTTTAGAAAACTAATTGATCTCTTAACTAAAAAATCAGCAGGACTCCCAATACTAGGCTGATCTAAAGTATCACTTACATCTAAATCTGTAGCTGCATTAACAACTTTACTATCAAACTCTTTACCTGCTTCTTTCTTTAATTCTTCTTGAGTTCTTTT